ACATACGATGCGGCGAATAATGCAGTCCCCTCGGTGGGCGGAACTTTGACACATGGCGCCTTGATCAGTTGCGACGCGACCAATGGCTATAGTTATAATTCAGGAGGCACCTTAACGGCGATTGGCGCCTTCGCTCAAAGCCCGAATACACCGGCTAATTGGACCGTTACGCAGGTTGATGGCAATTGGGCATGGGAAAGTAATTTCAATATCTCAGAGGTTTTGCGGCCAGCATCAAAATCGACGTTTGCTGGTAGTTCTATCGTATCGTGCAGCGCGAGCTTTGGTCAATTCGGCACAGCGGCGTTTGCTGGCGTTGGAGCGGTGACAGCCAATGGAACATTTGGGCAGTTTGATCTATTTACGTTATCCGGCGCCGGGACGCTGACGACGACAGCAACCGTCATAGATAAGGTTGGGCCGCAATACATGCAGTGGCAGAGCACCATTCCGCTGATCACAACATCCATTATTGGTGTGTTCTGATGAAACCCACGCTTTCCTATACCGAAAGCGAAATGTTTGTGGTGTTGCGTCGTATTCTGATGGCGTGGTTGCCGGCTGACGTGTCGGTGGTGAAGTCACAGATTAATCGAGTACCAGAGCCTCCTGGCACCGACTTTGTTCTGATGACGCCGATCATGCGCACACGACTTGAAACAAACACCGACAGGTATCAGGATGTGAGTTTTACCGGCTCGATTGCCGGAACCATACTCACGGCGTCAGGAACTACTGGCGGAACGATCATTACTGGTGCTACACTATTCAGCGAAAGCGTTGTGGATGACACGATCATTCTTGGCTATGTGACGGGATCAGGTGGCGATGGCACTTATTCTGTTTCGGTGCCGCAGTCAGCCGGTCCTGTAACGATGTATGCTGGTCTGAAGTCCGCGTTGCAACCGACTAAAGTTGATATTCAACTCGATGTTCACGGGCCGAACAGTGCCGACAATACGCAAATCATCTCGACGCTATTCCGGGATGGCTATGCGACTCGTGCTTTTGCGACTGATCCTGCTGGTTTGGATTTGCAGGCCCTTTATGCGGATGAACCGAAACAATTGCCATTTGTGAATGGCGAGAGTCAATTTGAAGATCGTTGGGTGATGACGTTATGCTTACAGGCAAATCAATTGGTTTATGTATCGCAACAGTTCTTCGATGAAGTTGACGTGGGACTTGTGGAAGTAGTCTAGGGGAAAAAGAATGTCTGGCACTCTCGCAATTCCCGCTTCACAGCTTGTTAATTCTGTCCCTGGCGTCCTGAGTGCCGGCGGTTCGGCGCTTGATTTGATTGGTTTGGCACTGACAACGACTCCGAGGGTGCCGATTGGTACGGTTAAAGCGTTTTCGACTCAGGCCAATGTGGCATCGTTTTTTGGTGCAACGTCGCCTGAAGCTGCTTTTGCTACCAATTATTTTCTTGGTTTCAATAACTCCACGGTTAAACCGGGTTCATTGTTATTTGCTCAATATAATGCGGCAGCAGTTGGGGGTTACTTGTGGGGCGGAAGCCTACTTGGTATTCCGCAAACGACATGGCAGGGTTACAGCGGCATTCTGACTATTTCGATTGATGGAACGCCAGTCACTAGTACCACCATTAACCTGTCATCGGCTACCAGCCTGACCGCCGCCGCTGAACTCATTACTGTGGCGCTTGGAACAACCGGGCCGGCTCAGGCAGCATTTACCGGAGTAATTTCCGGCACCACCGTCACCGTATCAAACTGGACTGGCAACGCTATTGCAGTTGGTCAGGAAATTCGTGGGTCCGGTATTGCGGCGGGAACGCAAATAGTATCGTTCGGCACCGGAACAGGCGGCAATGGAACTTATATTATTTCCGGATCGTTTAGCATCGGTGCGTCGTCCATGACGACAAACACACCAACTGTTACTTATGATACGATTACCGGCTCTTTTGTGGTGAACAGTTCCAGCACGGGGGCGAATTCATCTGTATCGTATGGGTCTGGCACAATTGCCGCCAATCTTATGCTGACTCAGGCCGCAGGAGCAGTTATTTCCCCCGGCGCGGCAGCAACGAATCCAACCGATGCGATGAACACAATTGTAGCGCAAACCACCAATTGGGCGACGTTCACCACGCTGTTCAATCCAGATGTTTCGGGTAATGCGAACAAGCTATTGTTTGCCGCGTGGGCCAATTCGCAAACCGGAAACGAAGTTAATAGCTATATCTATGTTCCGTGGGATTCTGACCCGACGCCGACGCAATCGACTACCGCGACAGCGAGTCTTGGCTACATTCTGACACAAAGCGGAAGCAACGGAACGTTTCCGATTTATTCGCCCTCGCAAGGCACGACGATAGCGGCATTTTTCATGGGAGCAGTGGCGTCGATCAATTTCGATCAGCTTGACGGCCGTATTGACCCATGCTTCAAGTCGCAAGGTGGCTTGGTTGCCGATGTTACAAATGCAACCGTTTCGACTAATTTACAGGCCAATGGCTATAATTTTTATGGAAAATGGAATACGGCGAACCAATCATTCAGCTTCCTTTTCCCCGGTTCAATCACGGGTGAGTTTTTGTGGGCTGATAGTTATGTAAATCAAATATGGATGAATAACCAATTTCAACTCGCTATTATGGTTCTGTTTACTAACGTTAGAAGCATACCGTATAATCACGCGGGCTATGACTTGATTCGTGCGGCGCTACTTGATCCAATTCAAGCGGCCGGTAACTTTGGCGCATGGCGTGCCGGTGTGACCCTATCCAATGCGCAGATACAGGAAATAAACGGTTCGGCTGGATTTGATGTCGCCACGACGCTTCAGAATCGTGGTTGGTATCTTTTAATCCAAGACGCATCGCCGCAAGTGAGAGCGGCGCGAGGCAGCCCGCCCTGCACCTTTTGGTATGTTGATGGGCAGTCTGTTCATAAGCTAAACATCGCCTCCATAGAGGTTCAATAGCTCGTGACGTAGGAGTAATAAGACATGGCTACGATTACGAGTGCAAACTGTGTATTTATGCTGTCAATCTTTGGTGTTTTCAACACACCGCAGCAATTGCAGGGTTTTGCGGCTGACGACATCTTTACGACTCCGGCCGTTACGCCAGTCGAAACCTTGATGGGCGTCGATGGAGTTTTATCGGGTGGTTGGACTCCGGTTCCGGTGCCGCAGACAATTTCGCTTCAGGCTGATTCGTCATCCAGTATAATTTTTGACAGTTGGGCTGAAGCGCAAATTTCGGCAGGAGATGTTTATGTCGCCAACGGATCGGTGCGATTGAATTCGATCAGTAGCCTATATACAATGGTCAATGGGTTCTTGACCAGTTACATGCCAATCCCGGACGCGCGTAAAATCTTACAGCCTCGGCGCTTTACGATTACGTGGCAGAAGGTTATTCCAACGCCGATTTAAGGATCATTAAATGCGAAAAGAAATAATTGTTCATGTTGATTTAGAAGGTCGTGATAAGGGCAAGGTATTTAAGATTCGTGAGATGCCAGCCGAACAAGCGGAGGCGTGGGGCGCGCGGTTCACGCTGGCACTGATGAAGGCCAATGTTGAGGTTCCATCGAACTTTACCGAATTGGGGATGGCTGCCATTGTGGTGATCGGCATTCATGCCCTTGGCAGTATTCCTTGGGAAACCGCCAAACCGCTACTCGATGAAATGATGGGATGCGTGATTGGAATATTCCCTGATCCAAACCATCCAAACGTCATGCGTGGCCTTGTGCCGGACGATATTGAGGAAGTACAAACGCGAGCGTGGTTGCGAGATAAAATAATCGAGCTACACTTGGGTTTTTCGATCAGCGGAAAGATTGCCGAATTCCGCCAGAGTGCCAAGGCAGTGATGCAAACGAATGGGCAGAATACACCAATGTCCCCAAAACCATCGGATCAGTTGTCTTAAGTAAGTTAGCTACGCTTTATGAATTGCAGACAATTTATAGCGTTGAAGATTTATACACGTTCCTTGAAATTATAGCGGTTGATCGAGCCAATGAGTTTTTGTTGGCGAAACGAAGTCAGGAGGACAGGCGATAGGAGATCGGGGTTATGGCAAATATCGTTGATGAACTTGTCATTACTCTCGGCCTCGACGCCTCTCAATTTACCGCTGGCTCGGTCAAGATCAAAGATGACCTTGAGCAATTAAAGCGTGAATCCGAAGATCATGGCAAGAAAGTTGAGCACTCTGCCGGCACAGCAACGGCAGCGTATGCGAAACTGCGCAACGAAGTTATGGCGCTGACGGCGCTATTTGTTGCCGGGCTTGGCATAAAGGAATTCACCACTAATACGAATATATTTAACGCCGCGACCGGGCAACTGGCGCAGAACATTGGCCTGACGACTGAACAACTTTATCTTTTAGAGGAAGGTGCTAAACGTTTTGGCGGCACGTCCGAGGCTACTGCTGGTTCACTTTCAGGGTTAATGAGTGAGCTTCAACAGTTTTCAATTACTGGTCAATCGAATCTTTTACCTTTCTTCAGAACATTACATATTGATATTGGCGGACTCCGCGATGGCACTAGAAGTTTTTATGATATTATCATTGAGCTTCATAAAGCCTTAAGTAAAATGACCTCAACCGAGGCAACTCAGTGGGGCAAAATGTTTGGCCTTGATCCAGCGACAGTAATGTTGTTGCGTCAAAGCGACGAGGAATTTCAAAAACTAATTCAACACATAAAAGAAATTGGCGTGCCGACTGAAAAAGATATTCAGTTAGGTCAAGAATTTAGAGGCGCGCTAGCTGACCTTGAGCAAGCATCGAAGATGTTTGGCTTGACATTACTGCGCGATTTGAACCCTGAAATTATAAAAGTAATGAAGGGTATTGAGAGTTGGTTACAAAACAAAGATAATATCAAAGCGGTCGAAACCTGGGTCCTTGATGTAGAGCGGGCTATTAAGCAAGTTGTTGATGCACTCGGCGGTTGGAAGAGTGCAACGGAAATTTTGTTTGGCCTGTGGGCGTTTTCTAAAATATCTCCATTGCTGGCTAACATCGGACTTATTACCGGCGCCATTTTTGGCGTTGGCGCAACGATTTCTGGCGTAACAGCCCTGTGGTTGGCATTTCTTGCTGCGTTGGCGCTTACGCCAGAATCAGCGCCGGGCGCAGCAGCAAGAAACAAAGCTGGCCTTTATGATCAACCCCAACAGCCAAGCCTTCAAAATCAATGGGAGCAAGAGCATCCGGGACAGAAGTTTTCCTTTGGAAAAATGGTCGGTGGTGCATGGCAGTCTGCTAAGGATTGGATGTTTGGAAAGGACGAAGATAAGCACGCCGCCGCGTTGCGTGATACGTTATCGCGAGATTTGGGGATAAGTAAAGATGCGGCATCTGGATTAGTCGGCGGCAATCTTATTCCAGAGAGCAACCTAAATCCTAATGCAGTAAATCCAACATCTGGCGCCCTCGGGCTGGCTCAATGGCTTGGTCCGAGAAAAGATGCTCTGTTTGAGTGGGCCGCATTAAACAAACTTGACCCCAAAAAAGAATCCACACAGCTAGGATTTCTTGAGTGGGAACTAAGGAATACATTTCCTGATGTATTAAAGGCATTGCAGGATGGAAGAATAACCCCACAACAAGCAACGAATTATGTTTTACATCATTACGAGAAACCCGGAGATCAAAGCCCGGCAGAGGAACAGCGACGTGGCGATATTGCTCGACACGTTGCGGCATTGCCGAGTCCAGAACCAACCGCGCCGCCATGGTATCACCCCACGCCGGCATCTCCTACCGTGCCGGCAGTCCCCAGAACAACGCCGGTCATTCCTCGTCCGACACCTATGCCCGATCCATCTCTACGCTTGGCAACGATACCGCGTGCTCAGATTATGACTTCGGCTTCTAATAGCGTAATAAACACCAACACAACATCTCACGCCGCGAGCAATATAAACAATTCCACCACCATAGGATCAATCAACATCCAGACAGCGGAAACCAGTCCGGACGGATTGGCTAAGGGTTTGAAAGGTGCGTTGCAACGTTATCAATTGGCGGCAAACGCCAATACTGGCTTAGTATGAACAACCAGATCATATCCCCATTAGATATTTTGATGCATATATCTAATTGGGTGACTCCTATTATTGTTGCCATGGTGAGTGGTTTAATCAGTGGCTTATTCATGCTGATCGTTGGAAGAATGAATTCTCTCGAAACAGATGTTAAAGATAATCGCGAAGCACTCAATAAATCAATTGATGAAATATACAATAAAATATGGGAACATCATGCACAGATTCTAAAAGACTATCCAACGAAACAAGATTTGGCTAATCTGGAAAATAAACTACTGGACGCTATACGGAACCGTTAATGGCACTCGTCTTTCCAAATGTTCCATTTGCCCCTGGCGTTCCGCCATTGTTGCGGAATCCTAATGCGTTGCTTGATGGAGCAATAAGCCTTTTGACTTCGGATGGCCTTGGCGTTGGAAGCGGATTTCCCGGCCCTCAATGGGGAATCTTTACGACTGACGGCATTCCGGTCGCGATCCCGGATAACGTTGCTGTGGTGGAGTTTCGGCGTGAAGGTAGAATTTCGGATTACCCGGTAGAGGAAGGAGGGTTTGCATCCTATGACAAAGTGCAGCTTCCTTATGACGCGCGTGTTAGATTTACGATCGGTAGTTCAGCGGCAGCGCGAACTGAATTTCTGGCCAATATAGACGCCGCTCAGCAATCACTTAACCTATACACAATAATAACCCCTGACGCTTGGTACTACAATGCTAACATTATTCATTATAGTTATCGGCGTGAGCATCGTTACGGGGGTGCTGGCCTCGGTGCCTATTCTGGCACTAATTTGCTTTTGGTTGAAGTGTGGCTTGAAGAAGTAAGAGTAACGGCATCTGCGCAATTCACCAATACGAAAAGCCCATCAAGTCAGGATCAAACAAACAGCGGCCCGGTTAGCGCAACAACTCCAACATCGGGTCAAGACGCGGTTCTTGAAACAACGGCATTTACCTAATGCTTATTATTCCCCTTGAACCCGTGCCGTCGCAACAGGTTTCGGTGGAACTGAATAATCAGTCATGTAAGATCAATGTTTATCAGCGCACGACTGGATTGTTTGTCGATCTTTATATGGACGACGATTTGCTCGTTGGTGGCGTATTGGCGCTAAATAGTAACCTAATTGTTCGTTTTTTGTATCTTGGCTTTGTCGGTGATTTGGCTATCGTCAATCTGCACTCGATCTTTAGCACACAAGTTGATCCATCTTACTCTGGACTCGGTTCGCAGTTCGTTTTGGTTTACTTATTACCCTCTGAAGTTCCGGCGTTTTTGACTCCAAAGGTTAATGGCTATTGGTCGCCTACTAATCCAATCTCATTATAGGGAGCGGCTTTATGCAAATAGTTCCGCTCCGCGCTGTTCCATCGCAAATGATTTCTGTTAATCTGAACAATCAGGTTTGCCGGATCAATGTGTACGAGCGCACGACTGGATTGTTTGTCGATTTATATGTAAACGATATGTTGGTGACTGGCGGCGTTCAGGCACTCAACCGTAATCTAATTGTTAGGTTTTCTCATTTTGGATTCATTGGCGACTTGGCTATTGTCGATATCGAGGGGGTGAATGATCCATCCTATGTTGGCCTTGGTTCGCAGTTCATTTTGGTTTATTTATTTCCTGATGAGGTTCCAATAATATTTTCACCTAAAACAATTGGCTTTTGGTCGCCGCCAGGGTTTCCTCTTGTTCCATCCGCAGGGGCGACAAGTCTTACCATATTTCAGTTTGCCGCTAATATTTCTGTCTCTGAGCATGTTGTACTGTCGATCAAAGCGCCAATCCTTGGTAGCGCCATTATTAATACCGATGCATTTAATCCAAACTCAAGTTACTCAACATTCTCCGCGTCTGGCCATTTAACCGTTTCACCGACTTATGTTGATTTGATTAATGCAACCATTGTCGGTTCAGCCAATTTTGCCGTAAATGCCAACCACACACCGAAAGGCGCCTCGACATTTACGGGTGTCGGTAAACTCAATATTTTTGAACAAGTTGATCTTCTTGTGGCAAGTGCATTTACCGGATTGGCACAATATCAGGTATTTGCAACTCACAATCCAAATGCATCGGCTACTCTGTCCGGCAACGGAACAATAACTGATGCCATTGAACCAAGTGAGCTTATTTCGGCGGTTGCTGCGCTTAGCGCCGTAACTCAATTCACATTGGCAGAAACCGTCGTTCTTCAAGCAACCGGTTCCATTCCTTGGTCGGCTTCTATTTATGCAGCAGCGCAAGGGGAGTGGTACGATTCCATTGCGCTCACTGGTGATGGACTTTTGGCGATAACGGCAACCGCCATTGAGCAAGCTATTACCTCCTTGTCGTGCTCTGGTCTGATTTCGCCAAAAGTAACCGAGAATCTTTTGGCTGGAAATATTGCCGTATCCGGTTCTGGCCTCGTTATGGTGACGGCGACGCATACACCAAATGGTTCGGCAATATTAGCCGGCACCGGCCTTACGGCGACCACGGCCAATGTAAATGAAGCGGCGCTTATTTCTGAATCTGGCGTAGGTTTTATTGCAACAAATGCCACTCACACGCCATCCGGTTCATCTTTCATTCTTGGTAATTGTTCATTTATAACGACTGCAAATAACCGAGTTGCCGGCGGCGCTAATTTTGCTGACGTTGCGACAATCAATGCTGTGGCAAACGATCTAGTTTCTGGATCGACACTATTAAATATTACTACAACACTAATGGCAAACGCTATCCACGCACCGGCCGGCTCCGCTGCGCTTTCCGGCTCTGGCCTATTTGCAACGAATGCAACGATAATCGCCCGCCTACCAACAACGTTTATTGTTGATAGTGGTCTTATTAAAACTATGGCCGGTATTATTATCCATGGTCTGCCTTTATCGCTGACTGCAACCGGAAAATTGACAACGATAGCGACTCGTATCGTTTCCGGTGCAGTGTCGATAACCGGCAAGAGTGGTTTGACGGCTGCGGCTGATGTCGGTCAATTGTTTAGCGATGGTGGTGTCTTGGGCGTTACGTCTGAAGCCGGGTATCCAGTCAGCCCATCCGGCCTTGGTGCCGGTCAGGTGTGGAGCAATGGCGGCGTTGTTTCTGTTGTGCCGACTTATGCTCCCGGCAGCAATGTGGTATATTTCTCTCCAACGGGAGCCGCTGCGCTGTTGGCTTCGAGCGCCAATGGATTGCCAAACTCTAATCCCGGTATCGGCAGCAATCGACTTTGGGTTAATGGCAATTTGGTCTGTATAGCGTGAGGAAAAAAAATGTCAGGTAGCCTGTACCCATCCCCTACCTTTTATTCAGCATTATTGAGTGGTGGATCAGGTGTTTTTTTGCCTGGGGTTCAAAATGTTGCCGCCCTGCAATCCGCGACATCAACAACGTTACCGAATGGTAATTGCTATTTGCACGGGTACCGTTCAGGATTAGATGGCGGTGAAGGTTTTTTCAAGACAGGCTCTACAGCAACGGCTAATGGCGGAACTATTTTTACGGATGCGTCCGGTCGCACTTGGTATCGACAAACAAATAATCAGTTATGTATTCCGGAGTGGTTTGGGGCTTACGGCGATCATGTAACGGATGATACTGCCGCTGTTCAGGCCGCATTAAATTGGTTAGGTAATATGGGCGGTGGCACATTAACCATACCATCCGGGGATTTTTTCCTGATAAACTCCGCAAATCTTAACATTCCTAAAAATGTTATGATCGTTGGCGACGCCGCTCCATTGCTGACTGGTGGTCAATCGACATGGACGAGCGGTTGTGGATTTATTGTCAATCCAGCTTACACAATAACATTTACCGATAGTTCTCAGATTTATAACCTTGTTATTAAATCGCCAAATCTTCTTGCCAATCCGACATCGGCGCAGATTATTGCCGCCGTTGCCGCTTGGCATTCGGCAGGAGGAACGGCGCTGACTGCCATTAATGCGGTTGGCGGTGTAACCATGTCAAATGTGTTCATTATCGGATTTAATCAGGCCATCAACATTCAGCAGGGAGAATTTTTCTTTCAAAACGTTTGGATTGATTGCTACAACGGCGTATATATGAGTGGCGCCGGTGACAATTCGGTCATGGATAATGTTCGGTGCGAACCATTTTATTCTGGATTCGATCAGGCATCTCAGGCGAGAGGGGGAATAGCCTTTAACCTTAGCGGCAGCACCGGCATAACAATGCGGAAGTGTTTTGTCGGTTGTTGGGTAGTTGGTTATTTTTATACTAATCTTGGCATATGCACCTTTATTGATAGTGGCTATGAATGGTTTTCTGGCGTTACAAAACCATCTGGAACGGCTGCCTTCCAAGGGCAAAATGGGAGTAGCGCCGAAACAAAATTCATTGGTTGTTATGCTATAAACGCATCGACAAGTTGGCTTCTGAGCGAACCATCCGGCCATATATCTCTGATTGGATGTTCGGCAGGAGCGCCGGCAAGCGGCGATTCAACTTATGTGTGTTTGATCAGTATTTATGATCAAACAATAGGTTTGATCGAAGGATGTTCTTTTAATCTTGCCGGACGAGCGGATCATGTTCCCATTGCTATTGCTGCTCATACAGCCGGAACATTAGGGTGGAAGTTCATCGGAAATACTGTTTACAATACCGCTGCCGCGCCACCATCGACCATATTCTCGTATGGCAATCAGGCGGCGCAGCAAAGTATTGATATTCTTGGAATTCGTATGTTTGGTTCCGGGATTACAAATACGCAGCAATACAGCATTCACAATTCTGCGCTTCATGAGAAACTTGAGCTTATGGCCGATGTATCAATGTCGGCCACAGATGGTAGTTCTCAGGCTGTATTATCACTGTTCGATACGGCTTCATTTCCAACCGGTTCAGCAAATTATATGATAGGATTCTGGACAGGTTTTTACGGAAACCTTGTTTCAGGCATTACATTGAATACAGCCGGTAATACCGTTGCATATAACACGGGATCGGATGAAAGGTTAAAGGACAATTTAATTCCGCTCACAGGACAAGGGGAAATAATAGATGCCTTGGAACCAATGAGTTGGACATGGAAGGATGCTGGTAATAAGGCCGTTGGATTCCCTGCTCAGAGATTGAGTCGTGTTTTACCGAATGCTGTTATACCCGGCGACGAGACAGCTATAGATAAAAGTGATCCAAACTTCAAGACATGGCAAGTTAGCACAACCGATCCTATCGTTCCTTATCTTGTTGCTGAAATTCAGGAACTTCGTAAGCGCCTTGCTAAACTTGAGGAATAATAATGGCATTTACTCAGAGACTTATGACCGCAACCTTTGAGCTTGGCACAGGAAATTTTGGTGAAGGAAAACCGAACACAATAACTTTGACCGGCTACCGCATGTCAGCAACAATAGTAAAATCGGGTGGTGCCAGTATGGGATATTGCAATTTGAGAATTTGGGGTATGTCATTTGACATAATGAACAAATTATCGACCCTTGGAATTATGCCTATTGCTCTGCGTCGAAATTACCTACAGTTATCGGCAGGCGACGCGACTGGACAAAGCATAGTTTATACCGGATGGATTCAGGATGGTTATTTTGACGCCGCGAGTATGCCGGATGTTTGTTTTCATGCAAATTGCCTCTACGCACTTGTCGAGGCTCTGGCGCCGAATGCTCCGAATAGCTGGAAGGGTGCTGTGCCGGTAGCAACAATAATGGCTACTTTAGCGGCACAAAAGGGTTGGCTTTTTCAAAACTACGGTGTAACAAGCGTTTTAGTTGATCCGGCCTTACACGGTACGGCTTGGGATCAAATGCAAACAGTCCGCGATCATGCTAATATCAATATGATTGTTGATGACGGCTCTCCTAAAACTTTGGTTATTTGGCCCATGGGCAATGCGAGGGGGACGCAGGTTCCTATTATTTCACCAGCAACAGGCATGATCGGCTATCCGACGTTTACGCAACAGGGTGTCATAGTTACAACTGAATTTAATCCATCTATTGCTTATGGACAGTTTGTTGAAATTCAAAGCGATCTTAAACCGGCTTGCGGAAAATGGTATGTTAATTCATTAACATATGTTTTGGAATCGCTTCTTCCGGGTGGACAATGGCTAACGCGATTCGAAGGCCTGCCGCCAAATCAGGCTCCCTCACTTCCATCAGGTGGTTAATATGAGTGAATATTTAGGCTCCCAAAATACTACCGATAGAACAAGTGACTTTAATGCGCACAGCTTTCTTATTAAACAACTCATATCTAAAGTACACACATGTGCCTTGGTAAAGATTCTCGGCGTTGTTAGTGGAACGGGTATTAATCCGGTTGGGTTCGTTACCGTTCAGCCGCTTGTCAATCAGATTGATGGATACGGAAACCCGGTTGAAACGGCGATATTGAATAACGTTCCGTTCTTTCGCTTGCAAGGTGGAACAAATGCAGTCATTCTTGATCCACAGGTAGGCGACATCGGCATGGCTCTATTCACCATGCGCGATAGTTCCACGGCAAAGAATACGCGCGGAACGGCGAGTCCTGGCTCTCGGCGCCGCTATAGCCTGTCCGATGGGTTCTACATTGGCGGCTGGCTCAATGGAACACCGACGCAGTATGTTCAATTTACCCCCACGGGAATTGCCGTAACGGCCACAAATACAGTAACGATCAACGCGCCAACCACTACGGTGTACGGCAACCTCTTGGTCACAGGTGACGTGACCGCTGGCTCACAAGGTAATGATAGTGTATCATTGCAAAATCACATCCATGGTGGCGTTGACTTCGGTGGCAGCAGTACGCTCGCGCCAACGGCAGGGACTTGATGAATGAGTGGCAGCACAAACGTTCCGAAGCCGGTTTTTGGGCCAAATGGCTATATCCTCCCGACCGAGAGCGTGATTCTAGCGGGGGTGCAGGCCGATAATAATGCTGCGTTCGGCGGTAATCTCTCTGCGCAGTTATCTACGCCACAGGGTCAACTCGCCTCTAGCCTGAGTGCCATTATTGCTGATTGTAATGATCAGTTTCTTTTGGTCACGCAAGGCTGCGATCCGGCTTATGCTACGGGCCGAATGCAGGATGGCATTGGTTACATCTATTTTATCACTCGGTATCCTGCCCTTCCCACTACGGTCCAATGCACATGCACCGGCCTTGCCGGGGCATTAATTCCGACCGGAACATTAGTGAAGGACACATCGGGCAATATCTATACTTGCACATCTGGCGGGAGTTTTGATGTAAATGGCACGGTTAGCTTGTCATTTGCCAATATCGTCAATGGGCCAATTCCATGTCCCGCCACAACATTGTCGGTTTTGTATCAAACCGTTCCGGGTTTTGATACAATCACCAATCCATCGGATGGTGTTCTGGGACAAAACGTCGAAACGACAGCGGAATTTGAAGCGCGTCGTCAGGCTTCGGTGGCGATGAATGCCAATGGTTTTATTCCGGCCATTACCGGCGCAGTTTTAAATGTTAAAAACATACTTGATGCCTATGTCATTGATAATTCGACCAACTCGCCTATCATTTCTGACGGAGTAACAATAGCACCGTTTTCTTTATACGTTTGTGCCGCTGGTGGTTCAAGTCAGGACATTGCGCAAGCAATATGGTCTAAAAAATCTCCCGGCTGCGCCTATTCAGGGAATACAACAGAAACGGTCATTGATAGTAACTCCGGTTATGTTCCCCCGCTACCCTCATATCAGGTGACATTTCAAACTGCCGTCGCTCAAACATTCGTTATATTGGTGACAATAAAAAATTCAAATTCAGTTCCTAACAACGCTGCATCTTTGATACAGACTGTTATCTTAAATGCGTTTGCGGGAGCGGATGGAGGAAGTCGGGCGCGGATTGGTTCATTAGTGTTGGCGAGTCGTTATTATGGAGGAATTCAGTCCATAGGAACGTGGGTGGAGATCATTAATATCAAGATCGGTTCCAATGTGGCGCCAACGGCATCATTCAATGCTAATATTAGTTCTACGACGTTGACCGTTAACTCCGTTACAAGTGGAACACTTGGCGTCGGTCAGGTATTAAATGGAACAAACATTCCTGATGGTGTACAAATAACAGCATTAGGATCGGGGACAGGGGGTGCTGGCACTTATACTATTAATATTGCGCAAAATATCAGTAATCAAAGTATGGTTTCAATTCTTCCGACTCTCGATGATGTTCAGGTTGGCATCGCTCACGTTCCTGTATTGTCAGCGGCAAACATCTTAGTGGTGTTACAATAATGCAAAATTATCAACAGACCATTATAAGTCAATTTGCGGCAAGTCCAATTATTTGCCAGCTTATTGCTAATATGAATGATTACATTGATCCAACAATCAATCTTGATAGCTTCTACAATAATGTCTGGAATGTTCATACGGCGATTGGTTATGGCCTCGATGTGTGGGGAAGAATTGTCGGAGTCAATCGGGTGTTGAACATCCCTATTGGCGGCAAGTATCTTGGGTTTGAAGAGGCCGGATCGGTGAGTGCTGATCCATTCAATAATTCACCATTTTATACCGGAGAGCCTATAACTGGAAATTATGTGTTAACCGATGATGGCTTCAGGACGCTTATCCTTGCTAAAGCATTTGCAAATATTTGCGATGGTTCTATTCCTTCAATAAATCAGATTTTGCTGACACTGTTTCCAGGGCAAGGGAATTGTTATTGCACGGATGGGCAAAATATGACTATGACTTATACGTTTGAATTTACCTTATCGCCTGTCGATGCGGCTATTGTAGAACAGTCTGGTGTGTTGCCCCGGCCTTGTGGCGTGTCGGTTTCCGTGGTGCAGGTGTAATATGCCATATAAAGATCATGAGAGGAATAATGACTATGTTAGCGCGATGGAGATGATATATGCAGATTAGCGCAATACCACAAAAAATGACCCTATATTGGGGCCAATTTGCTGGTCAAAGTTATATTCGCCAAGTTCCTACTCCATCACAAATTGGTATTCAAAATGGTGCAGCATCATTCACTGATGGATTTCCACCGTTAACCACAATCGCTGTGGCTGCCGGCGGGGTGCCACCTTATGGCCAAGATTTCAACGGAATCCTCCAACAGATTACACAATGGAATCAATGGCAGCAGGTCGGTGGTCCTGTTCAATACGATGGGACATTCTCATCTGGCATTAATGGCTACCCCAAAGGCGCCGCGATACAATCAATTAATTCCAATTTGGTTTGGCTCAATTTAGTTGATAACAATACAACAAATCCAGATTCAGGGGGCACGAACTGGACACCGCTCTGTTCGGCGTGGAGTGCGTCGGTCTTCGTTGCTTCTGGCAGTTCCTCGAATGTTTTGACAGTGGTTCTTAACCCGGCGCCGGCTAATCTTGCTGCTTTGGTTGGGATTCCTATTTATATTCAAAATCCGATTAATTTCACCAGCACGGGAGCCGTCACATTAAATCCTAATAACCTGGGAGCGATTTCTGTCGTCAATAACGATGGTACGGCATTGTCTGCCGGCTCCCTTCAACCGAGTGGTATTTATGGACTAATTTATACTCAAGCGGGAGTATTTCAGCTTATATCGCGCACTAATGTTTTTACCGATCCTAATGTGGGAGCAATAACGCTTGTGGGGCCAGGAAGCAATGGTGCTAATTTGGCCTTAAAAGGCAATGGTATAACAACACCAAATAAATTCATTCGAGTTGTTAGCGGAGTTTTGCAAATTGTTAATAGTGCTTATAATAGCGTCATTGCAACTTTAACAGATGGCGGTATTCTTACAATAAACGGTAATATAAATTCAAGTGCCAGCATTTCAGCGGCCAGCGCCGTATCGGCTAATCAAATAAATTCATCGGGTAACGTTACGGCAGTAGAAAATGTTCAGGCTGGTGTTGGGGCGTTTGGTTCAGGTAACAATAATAATTGCACGATATTGGGCGATTGGACAGCGGTAAATTCAACCAATGGACTTTTGCGCCACCCCAATGGTTATATCGAACAATGGGGACAGGCATCGACCGGCGGTTCAGCGACAACTATTACATTTCCTTACACATTTCCTCATGCCTGTCTTAATGTTCAAATAACCAATTTTCTTGGCGCTTCATCCGGTCAGGCGCCGACTGTATGGCCGGGGGCTTGGATTAATGGCGCCGGTTCGTTTAATGCCTTACAAAGTAGCTCATCAGCGAATGCACAAGCTGGAACAATATTCTGGCGAGCGGTTGGTTACTAAAAGGTAAAACAATGACCTACTATGCGCAATACGATTCGTCTATCACGTCACAGTCGTTGGTGCTTGGTTGGTATGATACTGGCATGTTCTTTTATCCCAACTTGCCACCTATTAATGATTTATTGGAATTAACGCAGAATCAATGGGACAATCGTACAACGGAAACATGGGCGGTTGAAAATGGTGCGTTAGTTATCTATACGCCGCCATCTCCACCACCACCGACTCAGCAACAATTAGCATTGGCTGATTTGCAAGCGGGTGTAGTTCAAATCGTCAGTATAAGCAATTCATCTCTCGATGGGACATATGCATCTGATTCTGGCACGTTTCAAACAATATCGGGGATTTTAGCGGCAATTGGCGCTGGCATTGGTTTACCGGGAGGCGGTGATACGTTTACCTGGGCAGACTCCAGTGGAAATCCACATTTTTTCGGAGCGGAGGATTTCAAAAATCTTGCAACAGCGATAATGAACTTCACCTATACACTTAGTCAAATTATCGGTGGGGCACCATTAGAAATTCCCTCGCAACCGGTAACAATTCCATGACAACTTCATTGTTACTCGATGTTGTGAGTTGGGATTTAGTGCTCGATGCTTCTGGCAACATTGCGGTATGCGATGCGCCCTATGCCATAGCTCAAGATGTCGCATGTGCCATTCGCTTGTTTCAGGGCGAATTATGGTACGATACGAGTCAAGGTGTTCCATATTTTCAAAACATTCTCGGTCATGCGCCGCCGCTTGGCGTTTTGAAAGCGGCCATTAATACGGCGGCGTTATCAGTGCCTGCGGTCGTGGCATCTCAGACTTACTTGTCGAGCGGCCCGTCGCGGGGTATTATCGGCCAGTGCCAAGTGACTGATGAAGTTGGAAGACTCCTTGTTGTCACCGGCAATCTTGGACCATCCGGGCCGACTCTCGTTTATGTTGTAGGATGAAAATGAAAGAACCCGAAACAGAACACAACAATATTCCATCCATAGAAATGTTAACACCGCAAATGTGCTTGGTGATGCTGGAACGAGCAATTTTGGCGATGCCGGTTAACAATCCTTTTATTCCCGGAAAACTATGGAATAATTCCGGAATTGTTTGCGTCTCATCGGGAGAAGATCATTGACTGTTAAAGGTGTAGCTCTATCTCAATCTAGGCAAGCCGCTTTTGTTCTTGTTGCGACGGATCATGGCAGTATGATCATAAACAAAAATGATTACTGCACAGGCGAGCGTGGAACATTTGGCGTTGGTTATGAGATTTTGAGAAATTCAAATTTCAGCCTTAACGAGTGCCTTTTGATCATTCAGCTATTGACCAAAAGGCAAAGTAACTTCCCTGGTGAAATGATTGCCATTGATGTAGGCGCTAATTACGGCACGCATACATTGGCGATGGCTCGGACGCTTACCGGATGCGGCAAGGTTATTGCCATTGAGCCGCAAGAGAGAATCTATTACGCTCTTTGTGGCAATGTTGCTCTCAACAACCTCATGAATGTAACGGCTATTCGTTCAGCAGTTGGATCACATAACGGTATCATAAAAATCCCCGTGCCGGATTACCTTGCGCCAGCAAGCTATGGAAGCCTTGAATTGATCAAGAGCGATGAAAATGAAATCGTTGGTCAAGTGATTGATTATTCCGATAGTGCCACCGTGCCAGTAACGCTAATGACAATTGATTCTTTGCTTCTGGATCGTTGTGATCTTCTAAAGATCGACGCCGAAGGAATGGAAATGTTTGTTATGGAAGGGGCGGCGAAAACCGTTACTAATCATAAGCCGATATTATTTATTGAGGCATTTAAAATACCATACGAGCTATTTATGGATACGTTAAAACGATTTGGCTATACGGCGTTTTATACTATCGGACTAAACGTTGTAGCTTTTCACGCCGACGATCCGACCAAGGAGTGTATGGTCCATGAATGATATGATGGACAATGATTTTTGCGACATGCCGAGTGTGGTTAAGCTATTGAAGGAAGAACGTCCACAAAAAATCAGTGATCCATTGCCAATTCAATACATTCCAGGCCGAGAGTGGGCCTGCGTCATTCGCCTCGGCGCCATCGGTGATGATCTGATTGCTACGTCGATACTTCCATTGCTGGCAAAGGACTATAACGTTGAGGTCATTGCCGAAGACCCTCAACACGTAATTTTTGAAAATAATCCCTATATCGCAAAGCTAACGGTGAAGAAGCGTGGAGATTTACCGGAAGGCCAGAATAACGAGTGGCAGAATTGGTTTGCCGCTCGCTCAAAAGAATACGCAAAATTTATTCATCTATCGCATAGTTGCGAGGATGCAATTGCGTTTTTCCCGTGTCAGACTAAGTTCTGGTATCCCGACAGTGTGCGGCGCAGGTTATGCAGCGGCGTGTCATATTTGGAATATGTTCATGATATTGCGGAAGTTCCACATGTATTCAGGCCACAATTCTTTCCGACTGAGGCTGAGAGGACAAAAGCTCAGGAAACCAAGGCCAAGGTTGGCAGGCGTGTCATCGGATGGGCGATATCCGGAAGTCGTTTCGATAAGATTTATCCTCAATCCCCCATGGTCATTGGTCGCTTGATCAAGGAACTTGATGTGCCGGTCATCCTCTTTGGTGGACCGGGCAAGGATAACGTCATAGCGAAACAGATCATGGAACACGTCGAGCGGCAGAATGGTACGACCCAGGGACTTCATCTTGCCCTTACCCCCGACGTTCCGGCCGGCACACAGGCATGGGAGATGGGCACAGGCACGCATGTCGAAATCAAGGATGCACCCCCGCCTTTGTGGCCGATTCGACGGTCCCTGGCTCAGATTTTGACGATGGACCTGATGATCGGACCCGATACAGGCTTAATGTGGGCGGCGGGGATGGAACCTTTCGGCAAAATAATGTTATTGTCACACGCATCCCCAACGAATATAACTAAACACTGGATCAACACAGTAACGCTTCACGCTGACCAAAAGCGCGTGCCTTGTTTCCCTTGTCACCGGCTGCACAACACCATCGACACATGCAAGCCGAACAAGGAAAATAACGGTGCCGCGTGCATCACTGACATCAATCCGGAGGATATAGTACAGGCGGCAAGGAAACTTCTTGATGTTTGAACCGATATCCCGTATTGATGCTAAACAACTCGGTTTGAAACGATATTTCATAAACGCTCCATGCAAGTATGGTCACGTTGACGAAAGACTCGTATCGAACGGCATGTGTTTTGCTTGTGCTAGGGAAAAGGCTACGCGCTATAATAAAACAGAATCCGCTAAATTAGCTCAGGCCAAAATGAGGATAAAATTAAAAGATAAGCGTAATGAGCAATCTAGAGCTTGGCGCTTAGCTAATCCTGGCCGACAGGCTGAGTTATCAAAAGAATGGATAAAAAATAACAAGGATAGAAGAAATAAATATCGTAGATAATATTGCAATGAAAAATATTCAACAGATGTGCAATTTAAGTTAAAGATTATTTTGCGTAATAGTTTGAACGGGATCGTGTGGCGAGGGAGAAAAGGTGGATCGACAATACGAGATTTGGGGTGTTCGTTAGCTGAACTAATTGATCATTTATCAAAACAATTTACTGATGATATGTCATGGGATAATCATGGTGCAGTTTGGGAAATTGATCACATAAAGCCTTTATGTTCATTTGATCTTACGGACAGAAATCAATTTATTAAAGCTGTTCATTATACAAATCTTAGGCCATTATATAAAGAGGAAAATAATAAGAAATCACATAAAGATAAGGCTGAAGCTAAGCGCGGGTACAGTACCGTGTGTAGTAACTAAACTAAAGGAGGTAACAAAAATGGCTGGAATTGGAGCCTGAAATTGGGCCTTTAGGGAGTAATCCTTATCGAATGAACCGGGTGAATTCAGGAAACGGCCAGAACGGTTAATCCTGAGCCAAGCCGTCGAAAGACGGAAGGTGCAACGACTATCCCGCAAGGGAGTAGGATCAAGCGATCCGAAGCGCCCGGCCCCGAGAAATCGGGTGATGATATAGTCTGGTCTATATAGGAATATATAGCAGTCCGAAAGGACGGTGACGGTCTAGCGAATCGTTACGAACACTTCGATGCCCAAAAGGCCATGCTCGATTGGGTTTGCGGCGGCGCAACCCCGACTCGCCCGACAACCTGGGGAGTTGGGCTTTCGCTCGGCGCACCGTCCTCGACTTCCGGTTCGGAAGTTGGAACGGGTTCCGGCTGGACGCGGCAGACTTGCCCGTTTCCGGCCGCGTCCTCGCCGGCTGGTTCGGTTTCGAACAGTGCGGCGATGACGTTCGGTCCTGGCCTCACTGCCGCGACGTTCAGCGGTATCCAGCTTTGGGACACCATGGCCGTTACGGCGGGGAATATGCTTGGGTCAATTTGCTAGGCCCCTTTAGGGAGCAATCCCTATCGAAGAACCGGGTGAAAACGGGGAACGGCTAGAACAGCTAATCCCGTGCCAAGCCTCAAAAGAGGAAGGCGTAACGACTAGGGGGAAACCCCGTAGGGCCAAGCGGCCCGAAGCGCCCGGCTCCATCGCAAGATGGATGATGATATAGTCTTCTCTGCATGGGGACATGCAGCAGTCCGCAAGGGCGGTATCGGATTAGCGAACCGATACGAAAGTAAGGATGGCACGTTGGCCACGGTACGTACCCTGGGTGTTGGCGATAGTCTTGTTATCGCTGTAGGCGCCCTTGTTATTACCCTGGCGTAAGGAATATGCCCCGGCAGAAATGTCGGGGCATATTTTATGCAACTAATCCTCCATCGTTCATTTTAGGCCAACTTGACCACCACATCAAGTTGATCATCATACAGCAACATTCAACCACCATGCACTCGGACGGGGGCGTGCGTTTGTTGCGCCGTCGTGCTATAAGATGTCGCCAACTCCTTGAAGCCGGGAGACATTGCTGGTGGTCGGACTCAGTGATTATTCCGCGCAAAACTGGCTGAACTACCTCACCGGCCGTTCGGCCATGCCCGCGACGCCCACGGCTTGGCTTGCGTTATTCTCAGCGGTCGGCGCCGATAATAACACAGGATTTACGGAAATCAGCGGCAATGGTTACGCGCGCGTCAACACGAGCGGCAAATGGACAGCGGGTGCCGGTGGCGGTGGACCCATAACTATTTCCAATAGCGCAACATTAGCATTTCCGATCAGCACGGCATCGTGGCCGCTGGCGATTGCGTGGGGACTATTTGATGCTTCCGGCGGTGGCAATTTACTATGTTGGGATTGGCTCGGCTCCAATTCTTGGTGGCCTTACACGGCAACGTCAGCGTCTCCTAGTGTAATAACAGCAAAAGGAATAACCCAAGGTAGCCCGACCGCTTTTGCAAATAGTTCCCCTGTCGTTATTGATGAGGAATTTGGTGGTTCATTGCCAACGGGAATTGGTGCAAATACGCAATACACCGTTGCAGGATTGTCGAATGATGTTTTTAATATTGGTGTGAATACAACATCAACCGGCGCTGGTATGATCAATCCAATTGTTCCAGTGACAATTGGGTCTGGTGTTATTTTTAGTTTTCCTGCCGGCTCTTTGGTTCTCGCCTCTGGACCAATCAACGGATTCATCAATACAGCATCTCAATCCGTAATTGTAATAGATTCACGCTATCAGAATCCGGCAAAAACCATGACGGATTCTGCCGGTGTTATATGGAGAACAAATCCAGCATGTCAGGTGATGTTCAATGGAACTATCGACGCTAATACATCGCAGGTCGTTAAGATGGCTCTTGTTGGTAGTAATGTCTGGTACTTAAATTATGCCAGCACTTGGTATTTTAAGAGCGTAACTGCAAGTCCATCCTCCGGTGGTTGGACGGCTGGTTCAAATCCGCTTCCTGCCGGGCAGGCAATTAGAATACATGATCTTGTTGCTACGTTCGGAGTTAATATTCTTCCGGTATATAATCAAGCCGGCGGCGCAGGGATTGTAAGTAGTGCAATTCATTTATCGTCAATTCAGTATCTTGGCTTTACAATGGTCAGGGTGCAATGCTCTCAGGGGAGTGGGAGTAGCAGTCCCACCGCCGCGCAAACATTGTATTTAACTCAACATGGTGTACGTGGGCATTTTATTGTTGGTCAGCAAGGAAGCAGTAATGGCAGCAACTTTGCCTCGTGGATCGCGGCGCAAATATCTGATACTGGTATTGCTTCTATTTTTGGGTTTGAAGTTACCAATGAACCAAACAACAATGGATTAAGTGCGGCTCAGGTTCAATCATTGTGCTCTTCACTTGGGTCCGCTGTCGCCGGAAATTCTAATACGAACAATGTTGTCCCGGCAATTTCATTCAGCCCTGGATACCAAGGGGGAACAACGGCAACGAGTTTTGTAACCGCCGTTGGTGATCAAACAAGCAGAGGTATTCATTGGGGCACTTGGCACGGATACACGCAAAACGGATCGAATTTATGTGTGCAACCCTGGGCAAATCCCAATGGCGCGCAGGATGCTAATACATGGACAAGAGTCGAGTGCCCCGGAAGACCTTACGTATTAGGAGAATTTGGCGTTCTTATACCGGGATCAACCGCTAGTTATGAACAAGCTACGGCTGCTGCCGGTGGTAAAATGATGCTTAATTATTACTTAGACTCTTACTACAATGGAGCAGCCGGCGTATTCCAATTTGAATTGTTTGACGAAACTGCTGAAACATTTGCCTTATTTGATCCTAGCGGTAATCCATATCCTTGCGCCACGGTATTTCATAATTTCACAACAATCATAGCCGATGCGGGTGGAACGGCTTCATCATTTAACCCATCGGCCTTGAATTATTCTATATCAGGCCTACCTACAAGCGGTACATATTGGGGAAGATCAATGTTGTTCCAAAGTTCTAACCTAGCATTCATACTTATTATATGGAATGAACCGGAAGTTCAATCAGGCCCTCCCGCTACCGATACTACGCCAACAACAACAACAGTGACAATTACAATCAACCAAGCCTTTTCCAGCGCGAATCTATATGATCCAACTGTCGGCACATCATCGGTACAGAACTTTGGCGCCATTACATCGGGGCAACAAATAACTGTTGGATTAGTAGGCTATGCTAAAATCGTTATATTGACTCCGTGAGGCAGGAATGACGGGGGCAACGTATTATTCTTATATTAATCTACTGAACTATTTGACCGGCTTTGCGGCGATGCCGTCAACGCCGACGCCTTATGCTGCTTTGTTTACTGCTGTTGGCACTGATGCCGGAACAGGATTTACCGAGGTTTCCGGCAATGGTTACGCGCGATCAAATTCTCTCGGAGCGTGGAGTGCGGCGAGTGGTTCTGGACCTAGCACAATTTCAAATTCAACAGGGATTAATTTCCCAACTGCAACCGGAGCGTGGACGGGTATCGTTGCCTTTGGTATTTTCGACGCTTTAACAAGCGGACATTTATTGTTTTGGGACTGGATCGGCAATGATCCCTGGTTCCCTTTCAATTGCACCTTGGCGTCTCCGGGAGTTTTCACAGCGCCGGGTATTACGGCAGGATCGACTCCAACTTTGGTTAATACGGCAAAGGTAGTTTTCACAGCGCAATATGGCGGGGGATTTCCGTCCGGAATAACACAATCGACACAATACACGGTTTCCGGACTTAGCTCCGATTCATTTAACGTTAGTACCAATACAACAAGTGTTGGATCGGGTTTTGTAAGACAAGTTACACCAGTAACTATTTCAAATGGCCAGACCGCGCGATTTAATATGTCGAACCTTACTCTCACCGCAACCTGATTGGGTGAGAAATGGGAACAGTTGTTATATTAAAAACAGCTACGGGCGCCGGAACGTTTGTTGTTCCGAGCGATTGGAACAATGCCAATAACTCAATTGAATGCATTGGCGGTGGAAGCGGCGGTAATAATCCAACATTTGACCTGGGTATTGGATGCGGCGGGGCCGGTGCTGGTTATTCAAGATCAAACAATGTAACTTTAACAATTGGAAATACCTATAACTTATTTGTCGGTGCTGGTGGTGCTGGTGGAACGTCATCTGCTGCTGGCGGTGCTGGCGGTGCAACATTTTTCGGTGCAACAACACTAGCAGCATCAATGGTTGGTGCGAACGGTGCAACCGCACCCACAAGCAGCACAGCGGGTGTTGGTGGATCAACAACTGGAGCGAAAGGATCAATCCTTTATGCCGGTGGGTCTGGCAGCGCAATATCCACCGGAGGATCAAATGGAGGTGGTGGCGCCGGGGGACCGAATGGCAATGGCGCAAATGGCAACGGCGGAACGGGTTCACCTTATTCCGGGAGCGGCGGTGGCGCGTCGGGCGGTGGTTCGCCCGGTGCTAGTGCCGGAACTTCATCAACAGGTGGCGCAGGCGGTAACAATTTCTCAGGTTCCGGGGGAGGTGCTGGTGGCACAGCTTCAAGCGCCCCTGGCAACGGAATAAATGGTGGTGGTGGCGGTGGTGCGGGGGCGATAGTACCTTTAGCTTATCTTACCGGCGGTGCTGGCGGAAACGGCGTAGATATGGCCGGTGGTTCTGCTGGCGCGGGCGGTGGCGGTGGCGCTAGTTCAATTTGTTCTGCTTCCGGATCAGGAAACGTTGCTCCCGGTGGTGCTGGCGGTCTTTATGGTGGCGGTGGTGGTGCTGGTGGATTTGATAATAGTTTTGCCTATACGAGTAACGGTGGCGCGGGTGCGCAAGGCATTATTGTTATTACCTATGTTTCCACATCGAACACCATTACATGGGCAGCCAATACTAATTTTAAATCTTCCGGTTATGGTGTCCTTAGTTCATCTGTGATTTGGACAGATAATGCAGCGTTCCTATTTACTGGCTCACTAACTATCAACACTGTTACGATTAGGTCGGCAAAATCAAATTTGTCCGACGCCGGATTATTTTCGACAACAGGAACCGCCCTTGAACAAGCAATTGTGGCGCCGTCAGGTGTTGGGCAACTTATTATTTTTAGTAATCTCCTTGATTCTGGGACGGCAACATTTCCATTTAATACCACGGTTTATTGCAATGCGACCGGAGGCGGTCACACATATACAGATAACGCAACGTTATCTGGCACTGGATTATTGTCTATTTTAAATAATGTAAATTTAGCGGCACTTTCCACATTTTCTGGTTCTGAATCGCTTACCACAAATGCTCTTCGATTTGTGGCCGCAAACTCTATTTCATTAGGCGTTGGATTATTAACGACAACAGGAACGTCGATTGAATTGGCCAAGCCTACGGTAATTCAATCCGGTCTGTTGTCAACTTCCGCAACCGCACTTGAATTGACCAATGGAATTATTAGTGGGACTGGATTAGTAGTCACAACGGCAACAACCCTATCGCTCAACACCTGCGCCTTTTCTGGCTCCGGGCTTATTGCTACGAATGCTACTCACACACCAAACGGTTCAGCGGTATTTGGTTTTGTTGCGCAAGTAATTGTTGCTGAAAAAGTCATTTTGCGCGCAACTATTGGATTAAGCGTGATTGGCGCGTTGCAAACAAATGCTACTCATACACCCATTGGGTCATCGACCATTTCCGGGATAGCTTCAATATCTGCCACAGCGAGTAGCAACATTTATTCAGATTCGGCAAACCTTGCATCAATTGCAACAATAATATTGGCCGAAACAGAAATGGCAACTGCTCTATCTTCCCCGCAAGGAGCGGCGCAGCTTATTGGAACAGCTACATTATTGGCACAGACCAACGGGGTAATCAACGATAGCGGCTTAATTATCACTCAGGCCACACATACACCGGCCGGTTCTGCAATATTTTCCGCAATTGGATCTTTGGGCACAACAACTCATTATATGGCCGCTAATTCAGCAATCCTGTCTGGGTCAGCCTTATTCCAAGAATCGTACAACATTTTAGTCGAAGCAACGTCAAACGTTTCTTGTGTCGGAACGATAAATACAGTTGCGTTTACCATGAAAGATGATTCCGCCACACTATCTGGTCTGCAATCCGTCTCAGCAATAGCCTCTTGCCTCTACATTAATTCTGCGGCGATATATGGAACATCCTCAATAACGACTAGCCAAGTCCAAGTCCTTGTTTCTGGATCGTCGAGCGTTAAAGGAACTTGCTCCGTAACAATAAATTCAAAGACTTTGAGTGCTGTATCTGCAATAATACCGGGATCGTCACTCATCTTTACGGATGCTTACAATCCGACGAAAACGCCCGCAAACGCTAATTTAGCTGGCGCCGGACAATTTAATCTTAGCGAGCATTTTGTCGGCTCCGCTTCCATTGGAATAGCGGCTATTGGCAATTGTAATACCAACAACAATTTTGTTTTAGCCAATTCTGCCTCTATATCCGGATTGTCGCAAATCACAACAATAGCATCCGGCTCTTGGTATAATTCGGCAACTTTGTCCGGAACTGGATCGGTGATGGTGAACGAAGGCTTACAGTTCCAAGGATATGTTGAAATTGATAGCGATGGATTGTTGTATTGTGACGTGTTCTTTGGTCAAAATGAAAATGTCATTATTTCTGGTGAATGTTTTATAGATATTCATTCTGCCGTTGATCATACGACAATAGGTGTTGAACTCAAAGTTGCTAAAAAAGGTGCAGGACTTTGCGAGCGAGGCAAGCCTATGAAACCGATGGCGGATTAATTGACGACCTACGTCACCCTTACCACGGTTGGAACCGGAACATGGACCGTTCCGGTTTCGACCACGTACACTATTGAATGTATCGGTGGTGGTGGCGGTGGTTCTAACGGAAACAATTCTCAAGGCGGCGGCGGTGGCGGTTATAGCAATGGAACTGTTAGCTTAACCGCAAGTAGTAATATTACATATTCCGTTGGTGCTGGCGGTGCTGGCGGTGCCGCTTCATCCTCGGCCTCTAATTCAGGAACGGCCGGCAGTGCCACATGGTTTAATGGCGCTAGTTTATCCGCCGCTACAGTCGGCGCTAATGGAGGCGCCGGTGGTAGTGGTTCAGTCGTCGGCACAGCGGCCGGTGGCTCAACGACAGGAGCAAAACCAAGTTCTGGCGGCACACTGTATGCCGGTGGATATGGTGGGCAAAACGATGACGGTCCTACCGGGGGCGGCGGCGCTGGCGGTCCTCATGGAGCCGGTGGCAATGGAATAAGTACTTCTGGCACTGGCACCATATTTTCAGGCGGTGGCGGCGGTGGTGGCGGCGGCGGTAGCGATGGACATTGGACGATTAGCAGCACTACCGGCGGCAACGGTGGTGATAACTATTTAGGTTCTGGTCACGGAACTGGTGGAACAACATCAGCCGATGCGACGGTCGGAACGAGTGGTGGTGGCGGCGGCGGTGGTGCTCAGAGTGGAACGCTTTCACATTGTATTGGCCGCGCAGGTGGCAATGGTGTTGATTTAGGCGATGGTTCAATTGGGTCCGGTGGTGGTGGTGGTGCGGCCGGTTTCTATACCGCAACAGGAGCATCGGTTGGTGGGGCCGGTGGTCTTTACGGCGGCGGCGGTGGCGCCGGTGGCTCTGATTCTGCATTTGGCACATTTGCGGCCGGTGGCGCTGGTGCGCAAGGCGTTATCGTTATTTCTTATAGCGGAACGAATTGGTCTGATTCATGGGCATTAACCGCTACTAGCAACTTAACTGTTGATTCCACCCATACACCAGCCGGCTCAGCGTCTATCGCCGAAACAGGTAGCCTTACCGCTTCCGCTACGTGGATTTCGGTTGCCGGTAATAGTTCATCCATTGCAGAAACAGGAAGCCTTGCCACCTCGGCGGAATGGATTTCAGTTGCCGGCAACACTGTTGCATTAGCTGATGCGGGTCTTTTAACAACAACGGCGGAATGGATTTCAGTTGCCGGTAATTCTGCAACACTCTCTGATACAGGCCTTTTAACCACCAATGCAACGCACACGCCGGCTGGTTCTGCGACATTCTCTGATACCGGATCACTGTCCATATCGGAGAATGTTAATCTTGCAGCAACAATAACATTAGCTGATGCCGGCCTCTTAACTACCAACGCCACACATACCCCCGCCGCGTCGGCAACATTGTCCGGCACCGGATTAATCTCGACATCGGCTGAATGGATTTCAGTTGCCGGTAACTCGGCGGTTTTTACCGGCACTGGTTTACTCACAACGACCGCAACTGAATTAGAATCCGTAGCTGCAAATCTTTCTGCCGTTGGTTTAATTTCTACAACGGCAACGGAATTAGAATCGGTTATTTCCACGATTTCTGGCGTTGGTCTTTTAACGACCAACGCCACACATACGCCAATCGGAACAGTAACCATACCGGCTACTGGACTATTTAATATTTCAGAAAATGAACTCGAATCTGTTACAGCGACTCTACCGGCTATCGGGTTGCTGTCAATAACAGCAACAGAATTAGAAAAAGTAATATCGACTTTCGCTGGCATTGGTCTTTTAACGACTAATGCCATACATACCCCGGCCGGTGCCGCAACATTATTGGGCGCTGGTCTTTTAACCACGACGGCGGAATGGATTTCGATTGCTGGTAACGCAGCAACATTTTCCGATATTGGCCAATTAACTGTTTCAGAACATGTTCTTTTAGCCGCGACCGCAGCATTTTCTGATACTGGCCTTTTAACCACAACCGAAACGGAACTTGAGCAAGCGGTTATAACTATATCTGGCGTCGCAACGGTTACAGCAAACGCCCTACCGCTCGGACAACAAAGTGGCCAAGCAACACTTCCATTTGTCGGTCAAATCATTCCTTCTGAAAATGTAATTCTTCAAGCTACATCAATATTTTCGGACGCTGGCCTCTTAACCATCAATGCTATCCATACACCGAATGGATCGGCAACATTTCCTTGCACTGGAGCCGTTTCTGCTTCCGGGGCCGTAGCATTTGTTGCTACTTCATCGTTATCCGGCAGTGGTCTTTTAACTACGAATGCTACCCATACGCCAAGCGCCTCAACGACATTTGCTTCCATTGGCAACATTAATATTTCAGAGAATGTAATTCTTGCTGATACGGCACTCTTCTCCGATATAGGCCTTTTAGTAACGGATGCGACTATTACGGCTAAAACTCTTGCTGGATCAGCGGTATTTTCTGGCGTTAGCTCTATCACAACATCGGCAACGCATACCCCAATTGGGACTGCAATTTTTGCTGATAACGGTAATTTAACGACTGCTGAAAATGTTGCGCTGGCCGGATCGGTCGTTACATCTGGTTCGGGGCAAATTGTTACTGGAACAGTTGCCGATCTCGCGGCACTCACCGCGTTGGTTGGTTCCAGTCAGATTGTCGTTGATGGCTACCTAATAACCCCAGGGTCAACAACCGGGTCAGCAACGTTTGACGGTTTCGCGACGCTTTCAACACAACCATCGCTCATTGCCCTGGATCGTGCTACACTATCTGGTGAAGGAACTTGCTTCAGTGTCAGTTTTCCGCCGATCAGTCATCGGCGGCTGACCTATGGCGAGAGTTTGCCGCCGCGTGGTGTTCTTACCATTCTAGATGGATTGTGGGTAACGATGTTGACCAACCCAACCCCGGTTGCTTTACCCTCTATTCGTTCAGGCGAAACGGACGGTCGTTACATCGACTGCACGCCCGATCTTGGGCCATTGGGGGATTATATTCCCAATGTCAATGTCGTCAGTTTGGCGATGGCGCGTGAGGATGGTCAACCATTAGGACCGCTCGATTTACAACCCGCCGGTTCGCAATGGCCAACGACTTTGGATGAAACCGGCTTGGTCATAACATTTGGCTTTATTGCACCAGCCAATGCACCGGATGCTGTTTACGAACTAACGTTAAAAGTGAATACTACCAACTCAGGGAGGGTTTTCATCCGCGATTTGGTTATCGCCATGGTTTCCGCATTGGGATAATGTGCTGTGGCCGATGACATCGTGCCGAAACCCGATCCAACCGTTTTAACAACCACGCAACTTTTGCATGAAATTGCAACGTTAAAGGAACTGTTAGAACATAAAATACAAGCAAACGACAATGCTATTCACATCCGGCTTGATGCCATGGTGGCAACATCTATCGCCCGTGATTCATGCAGAACTGAATCAATAACTAAATATGAAGCCTTCTTGACGAAACAACTTGAAAATCTGGCCAATATTGAAGCTAACCACGATAAAGCAATAGAAGATAAGATATCTGCATTATCGTCGCGCATAGATAAATATGAAGGCAGTAAAACGGTTACATCAGCATCACAAGCTCTTCTCTTTTCGGTTGTTTCAGCTATTTTAACTTTGGTCATTGGTGTTTTTCAGATTATTCGTTATATCCAACGACCATAGAAAGGAAGTCGTCAAATGACAACAACCGCTCCAACAGCCCCGCGCGCAACGGTTTATGATGCGCCTTATACTGGCATAATTGCCTTAACCCCTGGCGCAACGACCGCCGCGCAAACCGGGCAGGGTTTTGGTTATCTCGGTGCAACCGCCGGAACAGCAACGGTCACATTTTATGATAGTAGCACTGTTGTTCTGCCGTTCGCTTCGGCAAACACATTCTATATTTTACCATGGGCCGTTACAGGATTGACGCTTGGGAGTGGTGGCGGAACGTTTGTCAATCTGTTGCAGTAATAAAGGAGAGAACAATGAACTTCGGAGAAGTCATTTATATGCTTCAGGCGGGTAAGTGTATTGGCCGACGGGGATGGAATGATAGAGACATGTATATTTACATGCAGGAATTTCCCGGCTTCATGCCGTGCATTATTTTGAAAACGGATCAAGATGACCTACAGCCTGGATGGCTTCCGTCGCACGCTGACATCTTTGCGGAAGATTGGTACGAAGTCTGTTTTCCGGAGTAATGAACCCATGACAGTGAATTGGAATAGCGCCGTCGATATTCTGGCTCGCACCATGGTAGGCGAGGATGATGTCGGCGGCGCCGATGGAATGCAGGCCGTGGCCTCCGTGGTCATGAACCGGGTTAATTCAGGAATAACATGGTGGGGCAATACGATTCTGACGGTGTGCTTAAAGCCAAGTCAATTTTCCTGTTGGACACCTAACTCAGCTAATCGAGCGCGGATTCTGGCACTCACCAATACAAATCCATCCTTTGTAACGGCTCAGGCTATTGCGCAAGAGGCAGTCGCCGGGACAATGCAGGATTTAGTCGATGGGGCAACGAACTATCTTGCTATTAGCGCGCTCAATTCGGCGCCAGATTGGATCATCGGTATGACTGTCACCGCTATTATTGGTGAACAAATTTTTCTGAAGAATTGAACCATGAACAAACAATTATGGACACCGCAACTTATTATTGGCCTTATTGGCATGGCAATTGTTGCCGGCACCGTCGCAGCGGTCTTTGTTATTGGCGACGTTCAGTTGCGTAGTCAAACAGTCGGCGGCGTTATGAGTCTCGGCGGTATGGTGGCCGCGTACTACTTCGGCAGCAGCCACGGCTCGCAGGACAAAGACGCCACCTTGGCGCGCGCGCAGGAGTTGCTGGCGGTTTCTACGCCACCGGCCTCGACAAGTGAGACTGTTACACAACCATCATCCTTCTCCATGGCCGGAACTGCTTCAATAGCGCCACACCAACCCAAGGAATAAGACAATGACACATGCTTATGGCCGCAAGCCGCATGACCCACGTAAATTGGCGTTGGCTCCGAGTCTCGCTGATCATGCCGTGACAAAAATGACGCCACCGCCGATTGTGGATCGGTCGCAGGTGCCGTTTCATCCTAAAATGTGGTCAAACGATATTTATCCATGCTGCACATGTAGCGCCTATGCCAATATGGCACTCGGCGTTGGAACGCTGAACGATACTCTGGCGTCTTACACATTTAGCCCGCAAAATGCGCTCGATTTTTATGCGCGTGTTGTCAATATCAATCCTTTCGATTTCACCGATCTTCAAAAGAGTGATGGTACCGAGATTTTGACAGTGTTGCAGGATCAACTCAAATGGGGATGGGAGGCCGATCCGGAAGCCAACCCCTCAGAAATACTTGTGGCCGATTATGCCAATGTGCCATTGACTCGTGCCATGCTCGCGAATGCCTGTTACCTTTATGGTGGCGTCGATCTTGGCGTAACAATTTACCAATCCGATGTCGATATAATCGGCAAAGGCGTCTGGAACGCGCCACAGCAAGGTGGCCTTGAAGGTGGTCATTCGCTTGCTCTGTGGGATTATACCGGCCTTACGGACACCGATACCGTTCGGCTCGTAACGTGGGGTGGATTCCAACTTGCCACATGGCAATGGATCGAATCGGCCTGTGAAGAGGCATGGGCATTGCTTTGGAAGTGCCTATTGCCAATTACGCAAAAATCATGGCTCGGCATTGATTCCGCACAGCTTGAGGCTGATTTGATGGAGTTCAATAAACAGATTGATCAGCTTACGTAAGTAAATCAAGAAACCCATTTCTTTGGAGGCGGGTTTCTTTTTTCTGTCTTTTAGCCTCAACGCTACGCATTACATGCTCTTTTGATTTTGGCTTTCCTTTTTGTGCCATAGATATTTTAGTTTTGGTTTCCTCTGAATGCAAATGATTCGGCTTTCCTTTTTTGGCCATAGACATTTTAGCTCTGGTTTCTTCTGAACGTGGTGGTCTTTTCTTCTGCGCTATAGAAATTTTAACTTTGGTTTCTTCCGAACGCCGTTTTCCTTTAAGAGCTTCGCTCATATGTCTTTTTGCCTCTTCTGAAAATGGTCCTTTCTTTTTTCCTATATGAGCTTTTGATATACGTTTTTTGTGTTCTTCTGATTTACTTTTACCCTTAGAAGCTTTAGACATCAACGATCTAGTTTCTTCAGATGGCTTAGTGCCGGCCATTCCACCTGAATTAAGATTATAACCTTTAGGAACGAGTGTTCCTTCTTGTTTAATAATAATTTGCTCAAGCTCTAGCAAATTATTACGTGACCAAGACTGAGCAATTACATTTATTGTAAATGCGTCTTTACCATATTTATTGATTGCATGATGAATCGCCCTACAGGATTTTGTAGAAGTATGTATTTTCCACCTAACTTCTAAACCTATAGTAGTAATGCCAATATAACGCTTACCATTTATTAAATTAGTAATCGTATAAACTAAAAATTCTTCCAGTTTCTCTGTCATGTAAACCATTCCTTTAGTTTATCACCCTGAACCATTTCGGCTACTGATTTTTTTTGCTCTAATACAGATAAAATCTTCTCATCTATAGTACCGGGGCAAATAAAATCAACGTATAATATCGACCTTTCTTGTCCATCTCTATGTACACGATCTTCTGCTTGGGCGCGAAGTTCTAAATCCCAAGCGTTACTGTAGAATATTACATTTGATGCTGCTATTAATGTCAGGCCAAATGCCCCCGTTGCTGTTGTCGCCACGAAATAATCAGCATCTCCGAATTGAAAAGCATTAACTGCCGCCTCGCGATCATTCAATGACGTTTCGCCATAAAATGTAACTACCCTTCGATCCGGGAATGCCTTTTCTAATGCACCACTAATAACCACGATGTCATGTCGATAGACGCACCAGATAACCACCTTACCGTTCATTTCGTTTAAAACATCTATCAAGATTTCGGTGCGATTGGAGTCAAGACAATGCAGATTGCCGGCTTCATCCCTGGCGATACCAAGGACAACACGCTGCATGGCGGTTAGTCGCGCAAGCGCGTTGCTTGTTGTCATGTGAACGCCGGATTCAATTTCACTGGTAGCCTTTTTCTTAAGATCGTCGTAAATGCGATGTTGTTCATCGGTGAGGGGAACATGGACGCGCTCGAAAATCTTTGGCGGGAGATCGAGGCAGTCTGATTTCAGCACTCTAAATACATGCGGTTCAATGCGTTCCTGCAATTTATCAAGATCGCGGAATCCATCAACCACCTGAACCGTGCGACTGCCAGCAACGAAAATTGGCTTTAGCACACAATAGCGCGCTCGAAAGCCGAAATAGCTATTGCCGAGTATTCTTTCCAACCCAAGAAAAGCAAACTGTCCCCAAAGATCGAGCGGATTTTTAGGCACGGCAAGCCCGGTCAGCGCGCGCCGGTAGGCGGCTCTCTGGCCTAGCTTGATCATTTCCTTGGTGCGCTGTGCGTCGATGTTGCGAATCTTTGATGATTCATCGACAATGATCAGTGTTCTAACGCCAACAAAGTTATTCGCGACAGTCTTGGCGGTCTTCGACGCGCCGAGAGCTTCGATATTCATGACCAGAACTGGTAGAATATCGGACGTTGCCATAATGGCATTAAGGTTGCGGCGCTCTTTTTCTAAGCTACCGCCGCGCCAGAGATGCGGTACAACTGGAATATCGGCCGGAACATTCTCCGGGATATGCTTATTGATCCAATCGGCATAACTGCCTTTGCCGGCGACAATGAGAATTCTGTTTATTTTGCCCTCACAATATAGTTCCATGGCTTCGTCAAGAGCCACCTTGCTCTTGCCCGTGCCCATATCCATCATATAGAAAAATGAAGGCCGCTTAGCCGCCTTGGCCAACGCCGCAATTTGATGGGCGCGCGGTGAACGAGTCGGCGTAAACGTAACCATTGAATCAGCCTTAATGCAGCAGGCTACCCCGGCCTTGCGACCGGGGCACCACCTAACAAGTTAACCGTTATTCGGCGGCGGCTCCATGGCGACGACCACGGCGAACATTCTCGTGTAGAGCTTCGCCCAGTGTACCGAAACTATTCGGTGCATCGGATTCAACGCCAATCGTGAAGTCATCTCCGATCACGGGCACGGGTTCGTTGCCCAAACTTTCCGGCTCGCCAAGCTGTGCCGCGATTTCCATGTTAGTCGCGGCATCAAGACGCTGACCCTTGGCCTTGGCCGCTTCATCGGCGGCGATCTGTGCCTTCGACCGGCGACCACGCCGCTTTTTCGGCGCCGTCTCGGCGGCGGCTTCGACCGCTTCGGCCTCACTCGGCACGTAACCGGCCAGAAGTGCCCGCACTTCGGTCAGCGCGGCATAGAGCGGCGCCACAACCGGATGGCCTTCGATCTGCGCCACCAACGAACGCTCCTCCTTACGCAATGCGGCAGCAAGAGTAGCAGAGATAGACATGAATTGAGTTTCCTTGTGTAATGGAAAATTACCGCTCGACAATTCGAGTGGAAATCATTTATCGGCTAGATCGTTCCCTGTGTCAACGCTATTCCAATTTTCTCCCAATCCCAATTGCTAGCGCCTCCATGCCACCGTCCATAGACCGGATAATTGATGAGACGTGGATCAATTCCTTGATCCGCGACCGATTCGACAAACCGGCCGCTGATCAACCACAATTCATCGACAGGCTTACCGAGTTTCGGCCCGCCTTGGTTGACACGCCGCACGGCCAGCCATACCCGCCCGCCGGCCCGAACATGACTCTGTATCCAACTAATTTGGAACGTGCGTAGATTGACTTTCCAGCCATTTGTTCGTTTATACTCGCACCATCCTTCAATGCCATTGTAACAGTAATTTGAATCTGGAACACCGGATGTCGTAATGCCGGTTTCAATCGCGGTCCAATGCATGGCAGCCAAATTAGTGTGGAAGGTTTTGCGTAGTCCTGCATCAATTTTAGCCTTGGTCATTTCTTAGTACTCCTGTAGCATTATTGTTTCTCAGGTTGCGAGAATTGGCTAACGCTAAAATTGCATCCTTGTGAGCCTTCCAAAATTTACGCGCCGCTATGCCATCCATACGCGCGATGCGTTCATCATCGAAACTTGCCCAATCCTCTATACTGTGAAACTCACAACCGATCTGTATGTGCGCGTCAAATATGATCACAGGGTAAAGCAATCCTGAAATCTGTAGTGGAACAGTCTGAATGGTAATTCCGTCTCGGATAATCGCACCACTCAAATCCGCACCACTCAAATACGAACCACGCAAATCCGAACCACGCAAATCCGAATCACGCAAATTCGCACCACGCAAATACGAACCACGCAAATCCGAACCACGCAAAATCGCACCACGCAAATCCGAACCACGCAAAATCGCACCACGCAAATTCGCACCACGCAAATTCGCACTACGCAAAATCGCACCACGCAAATCCGAACCACTCAAATACGAACCACTCAAATTCGAACCACTCAAATTCGCACCACGCAAATCCGCACTACGCAAAATCGCATCACGCAAATCCGAACCACGCAAATTCGCATCACGCAAATCCGAACCACGCAAATCCGCATGGTGCAAATCCGCATGGTGCAAATCCGCACCAATAAAAGTTTCAGCGTTCAGCGCAAGTAAAACAGCATCTGTGACACGGCTCTTGATCTGAATAGGCATTTTTCTCTCCGTGGCCAGTGTTCCGGGCAATCGACTTAGTATAGTGGCCACTATGGCCAGTGTCAATCACAAAAAATCCAACAATCCCATGAAGATTCCTCTTGCAGTTAAGGCTTGGCGGCATTATATTCTCTATAGCGAAAGGGGAACGGGGCCTTCGCTCTCGTTAAAGCCCGTAAGGCGGGGATGGAATCGGCCATAAGCCCGTCAGTAAATCGCAACAACCGGGGAGTGCTCCATGAAAGGTTCTCGATGTTGACGTTCACCCGGCTCGCCCCTGAGGGGGCATTTATGATCGGCAAAAGCATCATCGGCATCATCATCGGCGGCGCCGCCTAGCCGGCGGCTTCACCTAGAATTCGGGATGGTCCTGAATTCGTAACAAGCCAAAAAAAACCGGAGGGGAATAACAGCCCCTCCGGTTTTTTATTGTCTAAAGCAGGATAACCCCAAGTTCGATAAGCTCCTGTGCCTCGGCCAGTTCACCCCGCACCTTGGCGTGCTGCTCTTTCGTTAGGCCATAGTAGGCGGCTTGTTCCCCGATGATCCTATTGAGGAAGTTCCGCCAAATATCACTATCCGCATCCACGACCACGGCGCGGCCGTCCTCTTCGTTAACGATTTTGAACGGTGTCATCTCACTTCCTCCCCTGTGACTTCAGTTCCGCAATCAGCCGCTTTAGCCGCTCGATCTCCCGGCCGGCATCACCTTCCCGTTGTTCAGCAATCGCTGCGCGCTTGAGTAGCGCAGTGATCTCGGCCTTCATGTTTTCGATCTTGAGCTTTTGCCGCTCGATAACAACCGCTAGAGTATCGCCCCGGCATGAGGCGAGCGCACGGTCGGTGACTCTTTCCAGTTTGCTCATTGTCCATTCTCCATACGACAAAAGCCGCGCCCAATTGCTTGAGCGCGGCGTGTCGGTGTCAGTTTTCCTCTTCTTCGCCGTTCTCACCTTGGAGTTCCGCGTTGAAGTCGCGGCACTCGATGTCGGCCTCATGCTTTGTCTGGCATGTACGCCAGATTCCACCATGTTGATCAACCACGCACCATGATCCGTGATCGTAGTCCACCTTGAATTTCATCGGCTTCTCCTTCCCTTTTCTTCCAGTTGCTCAATCGCATGATGAACATACTCGCGCGCAGCTTTCCAGGCATCGGCGCGGCCTTTTAGGTATTGAGTTTCCGGTTTATCGCCTAGTTCCGCATAAGAGGCCACACACTCGGCCTGTATTCTTATGATCTCAAGGTTGCCCTCAATTTGCATGAGAACAAAAACCGCTTCTTTACTCATTTTCTTTTCCTTGCAAGAAAAGGCGGGGATTGCTCCCCGCCTCTCGGTTCAGGCGACCAGGGACAGGATTTTGCCAGCTTCGCGTTCCAGCGCGACTCGCTCGTCCTGATGCGGGATAGACCGGGCAACCGCCGTTGCGCCCACCACCACGTCCCAGGCCGTCTCAATCGGGCGACCTTCTTCCATCTCATGCGCCGCCTTGATGGAGGCGGAAATGCCCTTGGAAAACCGGCTGGCCAGGAATTCGTCCAGCCGGTTTTCGAGATGCGCCCGTTGCGCTTGCTCGATGGTCTGCACCACCTTGCGATCAGAGGCCGCGCTGTAGGCGTCCAGGGCCGGGACAATCCGTTCAAGGAAGCGGTCAGGCGCCGCCGCAGTGTGACGGATTTTGATTTCCTTGAAGTCGAGCGCGCCCCAGATGATCCGGTTGCAACAGACGTAATCGAACAAGAAAGTCGCGAGGCCGAACGTCGCGGCCCCTACTTCCGAGTTCCACACCAGAAAGCCCCTCGCGAGGCTCCCCGGTTCGCCGTTGCGCCGGTTCGGCACCGTGATCCGCCGCTTTTCGTCGGCCAGGAACACGAACATGTCGCGGTCACCACCATAAAGCGTCGTGTTGTCCTTGGTGACCGTGACTGCCTTGCCGAATTCGCCCGGCACGCGCCAGTGACCGGATACCCCATCACCGAAGCGATCAACCAATTGGTTGACGACTTCCGCGTTCCAGATGCGCCCATAACGAGGTCCGGTTGCAGCGCGAAGCTGTGGGCCGGCATCCGTCTTGGAGATGAGCACTTGGACATCCTCAACCTCGCGCAGCACGTTGAGGCCGAGATTGATGCAGTCTGAGGCCAGTTCGGCCGGAAGGCGCCGTAGATAGCCGGCCGGTGCTTCCGCCAGCGTGGCAAGCTGCCCGAAGGAGAAATGGGATGGAGCATAACCCTGTCCGTTCGGTCCCTCGATCAGAATGCCGCTATGGTCGGCCTGTGGCACTGCGTGCAATTTGCGGCTGGAAACTACCCGCTCGCGCGAGTTCCGCCGCAAGTCGCCGAAATGCTGTTGCATGTCGATCAGCGAGACGAAACGCTCGTCCGCCGGCCGTGTGCGCCATTCGGCATTAGCCTGCATAAGTGTGGCCATTTTCAACTCCCGATTTAATTGTCATAGAGCGTCGGCTCGGGGGCGACCGCCCCCTACGCATTGATATATAGGGATTAGTGGCCACGATGTCCAGGATTATTTTTCAGAAAGTTAGATTATTTTCTCAACAAGCGTTTGACCACGATACAGCGCCAATTCGGCCCGGACCATCTTCAGCCCATGCAATCCGTCGCGCAGGATATGGGCGCGGTCGGCTATAGCTGTCGCCCGATCCTCTGCCAAATAGCAGCAGAAGCCGCTTTGATCCTTAAAGTAGATTATCAGCCGAAGATGTTCGCCTAAACTCATCGGTCGCCCCGCCCTCCCGGCCGGTGTCTCAAAATGGACCACCTGTCCCGGCGGTTTTTAACCGCTCGCCCCCTTGAACTCCCCGTGAGAATACCCACGTGAGTCCTAGACCAAGGGGATGCGGTTTTAGTACGCGCCGCCTCTTCCCTCGCCACAGGATTACTGAAAATGACCAAGCTCTACGAGATCTCGAACACCCAGACCGGCCACAGCTTCGGCCGCTACAAGGCCGCTGATCGCAAGGCCGCCCTTGATGCCATGGCGCGCGCCGCTGGGTATCGCGATTATGTGCACGCCTGCGAGGTGGCGGCCGTTGAGATCGGCGAGATTACAGTTGTCGAAGCGGATGCCGCCTGACGACTGCATCTAGCAGAAACGGGAAGGCTCCAAGCCTTCCCGTTTCTTTTTGCGCTGCACGCCAATCGCTACACGTTTGATGTATTATCGTCTTGTCAGCCCCATATCTGTGATGCCAAGGGGATGCGGTTTTAGTACGCGCCGCCGTTCCGGGAGAGGCACCCCTACGCGCCAGCCTATCGGCCAAGGATGCTTCACTCCGCTCCCATTGGCGCCGATGCATACATGTCCTGGCCAGGACACCGAAGAACCCCCGCCGCGATGCCCTTATGAGGCGCATCGGACGGGGGTTTTTCGTGATCGCGCGTTAAGCGGCTTGCGGCGGATCGGTGTCATCGGGATCGGTGTCACTGCCATTATATTCTTCTATCGGACTAAAATTAGTTATGGACCATGACGCACCAGAACCGCCGCCGCTTGCGGTGGTATACAATCTTTTCTCATATTCATGGCACTCAATATCACATGGATTACTGAGTGAAACAAACACACAGAACGGTCGCCCGTGCCACAATCGCGCCCACCAACCCCTTTGGTGCATCTTATGCGAACATTTGCCGCAGTCATCAATGAATTTACAGTTACCGGATTCCATTTATTCCTCCATTTCCGCTAGTTCACAGTCCACCATGTGTTGCAATCTGGCACGAATAACCCGCGACGTGCATAACACCATAAGCCGCCGCGCCGGCTCCGGAATGGTCTGTTGCCGTAGCTCCCAACGACGGATGGTCCTGGCACTCACCCCGATTAGTTCGCCAAGTTTCCGTTGTTGCACGATCACCGGATCACACGGAAATAGCCGACCGCACAAATCTCCCACGTCTAATGTTTCCATTGTTATTTACTCTCCGAACTGCAATCAATTTCGCATTAAAACATAGGACATCGTGTCTACTATGTCAACGTTTAAAGAACTAATTGAGATAGATGACCCAACAGATACCCGGCAGCGCCACCATAAAGCTGATTGTTTCCAACCCAATCAATAACACATCCTTGTGCGGACATGGTATTTGGTGAGTAATCGGTTTATGGTGTGATTC